AGTAATCTATTGTATACATCTACACCCATATCAAAGTCATTTTTAATGCTGAGTTTATCTATGGTTACTGTACCTGCACTCCCTTGTTTCTTATCAAGACTACGACCACGCCATTCTGTGGGCCAATAAAATTCAGGCTCATTGTCTACATACCTGCGGCTGATTTCATTCCAACGTAGGAACTTATGCTTGACTAGCTGACGTGCCACAAACACAGGTGCCTTAACGTGAAAGCTTGCAAAGCAATGACCAAATGGGCTGATGTGTTTGTGCTTGGCAAGGTAACGTATCAGCTTAACATCCTTGTCTTTCAACTTGGGTGGACCCCATACGTCACTCGTATCCATTTCACTACGCTTACCAAAGCTTACTCGTGCTGCATTAGCCACAGATAAGTCTGTACCCATGTGGTCTACGTAAAATGTTTGTATCATTTATTTACCTCACTTATTATTATCCATGTGATACCACAGATTAGAAACAGTAGTATCATTAATGCTGTTAATGCCTCACTCATACCTCACGCCTCTCATATAAATAAATGTCTTGCTTTTCTGCCCACTCTTTCCACGTTTCATATCTTAAAGGATATTCATTAGACGCATCATATATATTATCGTGCAGATACTTCATAGCTTTTTCAGGCGTTTCAAAAAAGGTAGTGTCGTATTTTTCGCAATCGCCATATTCTGGTTCCCATGCATCATATGGCATGACCAATACATATTTCATTACCCAATCCCTCATGATACATACCTCGCTATCTTGTACTCAAGGTCTGTGTGAACAATGCCATGCCACCCAGATAGTTTGTTCTTTACAACATTGATGTGGCGTTGATTGTCTTCTTCCTCTTGACCCTCAACTGTAGGGTTCTTGGAGATCATAATCATAAGGTCAGCTTCTGCTGCCTTACCTGTACGTGAGCCTTCCATCATGGCTTGGTTGAGTACAACTTTACCTTCTGCCTCTGCAGATAGCTGAGACATGTAGAACATGGCACACTCTTGCTGCTTGGCAATCTGACGTGCTTGTATGGCGTTAGCCTTGAGTGCCTCATCAGGACGTGAGAAGCCAGCAGTACGGGCAAACTTATCACCCATGTCTAGTATAACTACGTCAGGTTTGTACGACTTGCACACAGACTCAACCCAGTTCATGTCACGTCCTGTTGCATCCTTGAACATGATCTTGTCACGTATCTGACCAAAGACACGCATGGCTTCCTGTTTGTTCTTCACTATCTCAAACTTGTCCATGCCTGTAGCTGCGGTGATGTAGCGGTGAGCCACACGGTGATAGCCTTCCTCATTACACAACACAATAACACGTGCACCCTGCCACGCAAAGCCATTAGGTCCAGCCACAAGTGAGGCATGGAAGGATGTCTTGCCTGTGTTAGGACGTGCACCTACCTCAATCAAGTGACCAGCGTTGATGCCCTCAACCTTACGTGTCAACGTAGGGATGTTGAATGTCCACTGTGACTCAAGGTCAGTCATGGCAAGGATAGTATCAAGGTCAATGTCTTCCCAATCAATACGTAGGTTGGGTGTGAAGTCATCGCCATACTGCTCAAGCATCTGACGTAATGGTTCCAGTGTAGACTTGCTACCGTTTACATAGTCAAAGCCAAGGTTGGCAATGTCCTCACCAATCACCTGTTGGAACAGCTTAGACAGCACCTCTTGTGCTACGTCACTGCCCATTGGCTGCTCCTTGCTTACCTGCCCAAACAAGTGGCTGTAGGCAGTCTTCTGTGCGGTTGTGAGAGTGGGGTTGTTTGCCATGAACAATGCCTCAATCTCTGCTGGTGTAACTGTACGCTCATAACGATCCATAGCAGTGTCAATAGACTGCTTGATCTTGCGTACATCTTTACTGAATAGTCTGTCAGGACAACGTGCACCACGATGCTCGTCATAGAAGTCTTTGTCCATCAGACTACGTATCAATGATAATTCCATGTGTTAGTCTCCTAGTGTTGTAAGGTTTTCAAAGTCGGTAGGGTTACGGTATTTCAAATCGTCACGCAAGTACAGGATCTTGATAGTGTCCACATACTGACGTAGCTCTCGTGCAAACTGCAGTGTCTTGGGTAATGCATCGGGGTCTAATGCAATTATTGCTGTTGAGAACTGCGATAAGTACTTCTTGTGTCCATTGGACAATGATGTACCCAACACTGCGACCCCGACATATACACCACCATCACCTACAATAGCAGCACTCACGCAGTCCTCAACAACTACAGCCGTTTTACCACGTCCAGAAGCGTATGGCAAGTCACTTTTACCATATCTTTTCCACTTAGGTATACGCTTACCTAGTGATCTGCCTGTGGCATCGACTGTAACTCCATTGTGTACAACAGGGAACACCACACGATGTTCCTTAACGTCATACAACAAGCCTAAATCTTGTGGGTTTAGTACCCACTGGTCACAGAAGTCTCTGATCTTTGCATCATCACGTACAAACCATTCTGGTTTTGAGAATGTTGATACGTGTGTCTCTTCTGCAACACTACCCAATGACTTACGTATGTCATCAGCAGTCAGTTGAGTACGTGTGCCACCCGACACACTGCACCCAGCTTTGTAACAGTTCCATATGATCTTACCCATATTATTAGTAATAGTAAATGTATTCTTAGTATTACATGACGGGCATGTCATACGTTTAGTTTCACCATTAGCAAGTTCTAAATCATGTATAAGATCATTCATATTCATACTGTATCACTTTCTATGTTGTTCGCTCCACTCAAGGATACACTTACGTTTCTCTGTGTCAAGGCGCTATTTGCACTAGTGTACGTATGCTTCATGTATGGTTTCACAGAAGACACATGATTGTGTCCTGTCACTGCCATAACTTGGGGCAATGGTACACCAGCATCAACCATCTGTGTTACACCTGTCCTACGTAAGTCCATGAGACGTAACTCTTCGGGTAGTTTAGCTAGACGCATTACCCTTCTACCCACTTTGGATAGTCTCTCCATAGCATAAGGGTTATACGAACCATCCGTAGGTCTAGGATGTGGGGCAACGTAGTCTTGAAAACCAAAGTCATTACGCTGTTCATTCAACATGTGTAATAGATCCTCTGATATTGGTAGCTCTACGTCAGCCCTACGTTTACTTTGCTCAAGAGTGAGCTTCTGAGTACGAAAGTCAATGTTATCCCACGTCAACATACGCATGTCACCTAGTCGCTGACACCACTCGTATGCCATCTGTACAATCAAGCCAATGTTACGATACTCAAAGTCGCTGTATGCTACGTCAAGAAACTTGACAACATCATCATGTGTCCACACCACCTTACGCTGTGCAGCAGACTTACGTTTGATGTTTGCCCAAGGATTGTATGTAGTATGCTCCATCTGTATTGCATAGTTGTACACCCTACTGGCACATGTTGCAGCATGATTAGCGAAACTGATGCCACGTTTAACCCACTCTTCGTATGCTTGCTTTGCAACCTTAGAGGTAACGTGTTCGTACTTACGCCACCCCATAGTCTGGTGCAGCACAGTCAGAAAGTACCTATAGTCAACCTTAGTTGTATGACGTAATGCATTGAAATCATTAGACATACAGTAGTAGTTAATAAGATCAGTCACCTTGCTGCTAGACTTTATTCGTACAACTTGTGCTTGTTCTTCACGCCATGTGTCAATCGCCTTGTTGTGATCACGAACAATCTTGCGTACTTGTTTTAAGTCTGTACCATATTCCTCACGTTTGACCACACCCTCATCGACAAGGTTTTGTGGCGGGTTAAAGCGGTATGAGATCACCCCAGAGGGTGAAGCTCGTTCTTGTACATAGCGTGGTAGCTTTGGCATGTGTTATGCGGCCTCCAAGGTAATGAACTTGTCATCAGATACCCACTTAGATACCTCTTGCTCACGTGACCACATGCTTACAGCCTGTGTATCATTGCCAGTGTTACGAAGGTTAAAACCATTACGCTCATCAGCATACGATGCATAGTTGGTGAAGGCAGAATACAGTGCCCACTTATTGTGACCACGTTGTGAAGCCTCTTGCATATACAAGCTGTACATCTTCTCAGACTTACGCTTAGATGAAATCATGCTGTCAAGCAGTGAGCTTACATCTACATACTTGAGGTCAGTCTGTGCCCACACTTGCAGCTTGCTGGCTTCTTCATAGAAGTCCTTACGTGCACGTGTCAGTTCATAGATGAAACTTTCCATAGTAAAGTTAGATGTATTCTTCTTACGCACCTTGTCATACTCACCACGTATCATACCGTTAGTGCAGAAGTAATCAATCGCACCAAAGAACACTTGGTTGCTGCATGATCCATCAATACCATGTAATGATATAATACGATTGCCAATCTCAGTGCTGTGTTTCTCTGTCTCAATGACAGTTTTCATGTTGGGCAGCGTGATGTCAAGCATAGCCCATGCCCCATTACGTGCAGTACGCCAATGTGTATTGGCATTTGCTAACTCATGGTCAGACAGTTCTT